GACACACAGGAATCCGACGGCACGGATGGTCGCAACGGCGAGGGAGATCAACAAGGCGAGGACCACCTTCATTGACACAATACTTACACATTCCGTGAACGACAGGATTCACGCCGAAATCCATCAGATGCGGGGCGACGGGGGAGGCACGGTGACCGGACGGTTCTCGTACAGTAATCCGAATCTCCAGCAGGTCCCTTCACGGAACAAGGAACTCGGACCGTTGATCCGGTCCATTTTCATTCCGGAAAAGGGATGCCAGTGGGGAAGCTTTGACTATTCACAGCAGGAACCGCGCGTCCTCGTTCATTACGCCGCACTGACGGGCGGGGGACTGAGGGGCGCTGATGAAGTGATTGAATCCTACAAGACGGAGGATCCCGACTTCCACCAGGCCGTGGCGGACATGGCGGGCATTGACAGGCGGACGGCCAAGACGATCAATCTCGGCATGATGTACGGAATGGGAAAGGGAAAACTGGCGAGCTCACTCGGACTCAACAAGCAGGAGGTGGACGACCTTTTTTCAAAATACCATAACAACGTCCCCTTCGTCAAACAGTTGATGGAGCAGGCGACACGGCGCGCGGAACACGTGGGCTATCTGAGGACGCTTCTAGGACGCAAGTGCCGGTTTGACCTGTGGGAGCCCAGAGCGTTCGGCATTCACAAGGCCCTTCCAAGATGGGAGGCGGAGAATGAGTACGGACAGTATTTGAAACGCGCGTGGACTTATAAGGCGTTGAACCGGTTGATACAAGGATCAAGCGCCGACATGACGAAGAAGGCGATGGTTGACCTGTATGAGGAGGGAATCGTGTCGCACATTCAAGTTCACGATGAACTGAACTGCTCGATAGAAAGTGAAAAGCAGGCGAAAAAGATCAAGGAGATCATGGAGCAGACTGTCGAGCTGAAAGTTCCTTTGAAGGTGGATATGAAGTTGGGACCTTCTTGGGGTGAAATAATGTGAAGATTTGTTCGAACTGTAGAAAAGAAAAATTATACTCAGAGTTTCATGCAAAGGCGGAAAGCTCCGATGGACACAGCAGTTGGTGCAAGACTTGCAGAAAACATTGGAATGACAAGATAGCCCCTAAAAAAAAGATCAAGGACAACGAAAGATTATCCAGGAGTCCGGATAACTTCCTAAAGCATTGGTTATGCAACGCCAAAAGACAAGCACGCTACCCTACGGATGATGATGTTACTCTAGATTATTTAATGGATCTTTGGAAAAAACAAAAAGGACTTTGCGCTCTTTCGCAACAACCTATGACACATATAAAAGGAAAAGGAAGAGTGCACGAGAATGTTTCAGTGGACCGCATTGACTCCTCCATACACTATAAGAGAGAAAATTTACAATTGGTCTGTTTTATTTTTAATATGTGGAAAGGAACATTAAGCAATGAGGAATTTAAGAATTTTGTTCACTTGGCGGGGGAACACTCTTTTTCTTCAAAGACCAACCATAATGATCAGTATAAATAACTTTAATGTCTGAAAAATCTTCTGGATTATCTAATTTTTGGATATCTTTTCTTGTCATTTCTGCTAGAATATTTACAGTTTTTTTTAAAGAACTCTCCTGTTTACTGTCTTGTTCCATGCTTTACATTATTGACAAGTTTACGTTAAATGCAACAAAATACTGCAATTTCAAAGTAAAGCGTGTAACAGCTTGTGTTTAATGAATTGTAAAAATGTAAAGGATGTAAATAATGAACATTGTATCAGGACTGTGCGCCACCTTGCTGCTGCTGTGCCAGCCTTTCATCAGTAATTTTGATTTTGAATATGACAATAAAGATGAATTCGTCACGGGAATCGTGCAGTGCACGCAAGCATTCAACGCGATCATCCCCCCGCAGCAGCGCGTGGTGGTCGTTCTCAGCGCGGCTCAGGCCGTACTGGAATCCGACTGGGGAAAGTCCCGTTTCGCCAAGCTCGGTAATAATTTCTACGGAATCATTCAAACAGATCCAACCGAACCCCACATAAAGGCGCTCAACAGCGACGTCCTCGTCAAGAGGTACGGGCGCAAATGCGAAAGCGTGGCGAGCTACGTCACCATGCTCAACACCCACGATTTTTTCAAGGAATACCGCGAAGAACGGATCAGGCAGTGGACGAGCCAGGAAGTCGACGTGGAGGCCCTGGCCGACACCCTGCACGGATACGCCGTTGACTCCTTTTACGTCTACAAGGTCAAGGACACCATTTCATACTTATACATGACCTATCCCCTCCTATTTAATCCTTGACATTTTCATTAAATCCCATATATGTGAGCTTAATGAAAAGGAGAAATAAAGAATGACAGACATTACGAAGTTCAAGTCAATCGCGATTAAGATTGACTCCTATAAACTGGCGAAACCCATGGCGAATGAAAAATACATGTCAATGGGCGCCTTTGTTCGCTACCTCATAGACAAGGAACACGAACAGCAGGTGAATGGAAAAGATCATGACCGAGCAAAACAAGAACAACATTAAGCAGGCGCTGTACGTCGCGGTCCTCAACAAGATGACGGGGGAGTTGTCCGAGGCGGAGGCCAGGGAGCTTCTTCTGACGCACAATCCCGCCTACATCACCAGCAAGGATCATGATCACGCGGATCACGTCGAAGAATTGAAGAACATCCTCATCAAGCAGAACGAACTGCGGGGAACCATAAATTACATCAGAACAGCGCACTTCAAGCCGCAGAAACCTGTTGGAAAAGATGGAAAAAATAGTTAACGCCGTCATCCATTTTGAACAAGAAGAAAAAAAACTCGTCCGCGTGCACTACACGGACGGAACGACGAAGGTGTTCGATCCCGTTGAATGGGACATGCTGATCAAGGAAGGAAAAAAGCTGTGGGACGAGCACGAGAAAGAAATCATGGACCTGAGAAATGAACGAGAACGATTTGATGGTTGATGGAACCAGTTTATCCTGATTACACGCGCCATGACAAGAGGGCCCGCCATTACAGGTATCTGTATGACGCGGATTACAAGAAGTTCCACTGGAACGACCTGGACCTCAAGGAGCGTGACTACTGGCGCGGTCGCGTCCAGCAGGACGAACAGGACAGGATAAGAAAACATGAGCCGGGCCGATTTAAAAAGAAAAAAGCACAAGGGCCGACGCAAAGTCGGATCAAGGAAAAGAAAGAACAGGAGGCGGGCCCGCCTCGGGCTTCGCGTTAGAAAAAACCGCTAGGACGAGCAGGAGGGGCAGTCCTCTTCTTCGTCATAATTCGTCTTATATACGTTCTTGGGATAATGGGCCGGAGGCTTCTCCGACAAATGTCTCAATGTTTTCTCGTCGTGACAATCACAACGTTCTTTCTCCAGTCTATCCACCTTGTCTGCCAGGTAGCAAAGCATCTTCTCCATATCCCTTTCGGTCATTTCAGTCTCCTCTTTTGTGTTTTGGGGTGAACTTGCCGTTATACACCTAAAAGGTCGATGGGATCAAGATCTTTTATTTCTGGGACGTCGTTTTTCCCGCCTGGTCGTCTCCGACGGCCGCCCATATCTTCTCCGTCAGCCTTTTCCGGTCCCCGTCCCTTATCATTTCACGCTTCAACTCCTCGACCCGATCGTTGAGCACGCCGATCGTGGTTATGATGTGGCCGGTGGCGTCGAGTCTCACCCTTTTTGAGAGCGCCCTGACCTCGTTCTCCAGTGAAAGCATGTGTTCCGTCTTCTGCTTCCTCCTTTCGTGTCGTTCCCACTCCGTCATTCGTCCTTCTCCTTTTCAGCCATTTTCTCCCCTATCCCCCACACCATCACGGCGATGAAGGCCAGAAGAGCCACCTGTAACACGTCAAGAATCATCATTGTCGTCATCGTCCTCCTCCAAGTTCATCCATTCCTCACGGGGCCCGTGGTACCAGGCCTTCGTCCTTTCATAGGGATGCAACGCGCTCTCCTGCCAGTACCATTGCAGTACGAACGGCTCATCCATGCTTGTACCTGCGCCGGTTTCGCTTGTGCCATCGCTTGTGCCACGCCCAGTTGCTCACCCTGCTCCCGTACTTCTCGCAAAGGCTCAGGAACCAGTCCTTGATCCTGAACCAGGTCACGCGAGGCTCCTCATGTGATCGCTCATCTCCTTCGCCCTTTTCGGGGTCTGGTCAGCCCACCTGGAGTCCAGCATCTCGATCGAGGCCTTCTCATAATTGGGCGGATCGTTCCTGAGAGCCTTCCAAAAATTACGGAACTTTTTCACACCGGTTTTTCCCAGTTGAAACACCATCTCCGTGACGGTTTCCTTCGCAAGGTCATCCAGTGCCGGGCACTCGCTACAAAGCTCCTCAGCGCCCTGTATGGCGCTTTTCAGGTCTTGTTCGAGGATGGTCAGGAGGAATTTCTCCCCGTACTCCTCTCCGTCCTCCCAGAAGTCCTCCACGCACAAATGACCGACGCCCACGGTCCTCTTGCCTAGAGAATCGAGGTAGACCTTGTTGCGGTAGCCTTCATGGGCCTTTACCGATTTTAGCAGTCTTTCCATGTTCATATTCTTTTCCCCTTATTTGAACTTGTCCTTGAAGTACGGCAGAAGCCACTGGTTGTCCCGGAACACCTGCGCCAGGCCGTTGGTCACCGTGTTGATGACGACCTCCTCCTTGTTCTCCGTGTCAAGGGGCTCTCCCGTCTGCGTCAGCGAATTGATGTAGGCTATTCCGTGTAAAATTTCGTGAAGCAACGTGTTCGCCTCGTCGAGCGGTTGCAGTCCGGTCTGGATCGTTATGGTGTTCTTCCGGTGCTCGTACTCCCCGTACGCGTCCGTCTGCTTCTGGAACGTGGTCGTGTCCCGTTTGATGGCTATGTCCTGATAACCGATCTTCACCGTCTTCTCAAGTCTTCCACTAACTCTTTCCATTCATCCTTCTCCTTCCTCTCCCGGCGCTTGTCGGGAATCACCTTCATCTTATATTTCTCCGTCCGCACCTCGCGCGCGACCGGATTCCGTTTCTTGTAGACGACTCCGTGCCGTCTCACCTTGATCACGGGCCACGGACCGTGAAGCAGTCCATCCCCCTTTTCATCCGGACGTAGCTGTCCGCGTCCACTTCATTGACGCGGTCCCACACGTCCAATTGATATTCGCCGTGCTTGTCGATGAACTCGTCACGCGTCATCTCCGCCGCGTCCTCCTCCAGCTTCATCAGCCACGCTTTCACCTTGCCCATCAGATTCTCTCCCAATATCCACCTCTGTGATGAATAATGTTCAATCGCGCATACTTTAAAAAATACTTCAAGGCATCCGCCTTTGAAAGGATTTTCCTGTAGCCATTAATGATGCCAAAATCAGGCCTTATAAAATGTATTCTATTTCTCGTCATTCTTTCTCCTTATGTTTCTAAGTACAGAGGTGTATACACCCCCATGTGCGATCCCGCAACATTTAAATCAAAAAACTCGCTCGCCTCGTCATAGGTCATTTTGTCGCGGTCCATGAGTATCTTGAGGATTCCCTCGGTCTTGTAGACCACGCGGGTGCGCTCGCCGTCCCACACGACGCCCTCGATGGCGCCGTCATAGCCGTCCGCGAACAGTATGTCGGGTTCGTCGTCGGAATAGAGGTCGATGATGTCTTTTCTGTTCATAAGGGCACTCTATTCTATTTTGACGGACCGCGCAACACGGAAAAAGGCTCTCAGAGACGCGTGGAAGAGGTTTAAGCAAGTGAGTGGTGCTATGGGTTATATACAGAATGGCGGAAATCCGCCCTTTTCAATTTCATATAGGTTTTTCTCCAGACATTAAAAAATAAAAAACTAAATTTATTCAGAAAACGACGTAACGACGTAATTATAGCTTTAACTTCTTGAATTATAACAACAATCTAGTTACTTATACAGTTACCTAGTTACGTAACCTATATGAGGTTTTTGGTCAAATATTATAAATATTTATATATATATCTAGTGAAAAATATATATAAAATTTTAAAAATGTGTTAAAGTAAAAATATGCCTAAAATAAGAGATGGAAAATTAAGCCCTAAACAACAGGCTTTTGTCTATATCTTCGTGAAAGAGAACGGACGTTTGACTGCGACGGAATGCGCGAAACAGGCTGGATATTCAGAGAAATCAGCCATTTCACAGGCGTGTAATTTGCAGAATCCAAAATATTTCCCCAAGGTCGTGGAGGCTATCGAGAAGTTGCAACGGGAGTACGCTGAATCGGCGAAAATTGATTTTGTGAGACATTCCAGGGAATTGGCCAGGTTGCGCGACACGGCGGTCAACAACGGTCAAATGGGTCCCGCGGTCAACGCTGAGTTCAGACGAGGTCAGTTGGCGGGGTTTTATGTCGACAGGAAAGAGGTCGTGACGGCTTCATTGGACAATATGACCAGACCAGAGCTTGAGGCGAAACTCAAGGAGATCCGCGACCATAACATCATCAACGGTGAGGTGGTCGGCGTGGAGATTAAAGAAATAGAGAATAAATCACTTACTGACGACAAATTTGAAGAATCTGACAAATAACATACCTATTCTGTAGCTTTGTAATATGAGCCAAGAAAAAGTGAAAAACACACAGAAGTATTCTATCGTCCCCCAAATAAAATCAAAAGGAATCATCTGAATCTTATCCCGTGAGCCGTGGTGTCCAGTTCTGTCGCCCTGTTCCTACATTGAATACTGCAGTACCTTTCAAACTTTCCCATCTTCGCCTTTTTACCGCAGATGTTGCACTTTCGTTCCGTCAGCACTTCTTCCTTTTCCTTTGGCTTTGATTGGTTGTAATATTCAGGTTTTGTCATTGTATTTCCTGTTGTGACAGCGAATGCAGAAATAAAAAGGGTCATCTCTCCCGTCGTAATGGGGAATTAAATTCGCCTCCAAATATTCTTTTCCGCATTCCCTGCAATTGTACTTGTCAAATGTCTCGAATAACGGCTTACCGCCCCATAATGGAAGAGGTTTGTGTTTTATTTTATCTGTTTTCAATTTAAGTCCTTTCCGTTATGTCAACCACATCAATTTCAACATTTTCAAATTTGTTGTCGTCAATAATTGGTCGTAAAGCTTTATCTATTAAATATGAAACGTCTCTTTCCCGTAAATCCGTATCTGGTATGTCCAATCTGATACTAAAACTTGTTATTTTATTCATTTTCAATCCTTTCTAAAATTGCACAGGACAGCCGAATAACTCCGTTTATGCCCTGCGCGTTTTATGCTACTACCCGCCAACGTCTGCTCATTGCTGAACGCATTGGTTTCTTCGCATATTATTCCATATAATCCCATTACTTTATAAGTCAAGAAAAAAAAGTGCTTGACTTTCATTTTATCTCAACTATATAGGATATTAGAACTAGCATTTATGTACGCAAGTATACTTGGTCAGTATGTATGGTTAAAAGCCCGTGCTAGTTCGCACCAGAAAGGATTGAAGATGAGTAGAAAAAAAATAGAAACTAGCGATCCAAATTTTTCAATAGACGTTTATGATAAAAAATTTATCATTAAAAGTTATGATGACAGATTGACGCTGATCGCACTTGGGGAAGTGTTAGCGCATTTTGACGTTGTTATAAAGGAAGTGGAAGATGAGTGAGATAAGCCAACACAAGGTCATACAGAAACTTTCCGAAATGTTCGAGGAAGAATGGTACACGAATAAAAGTCAGTATCAAGACGACGACGGGAATGAAACAAGGGAGTTCGAGGAACTGCAAGAAATAGAAACGGTCGTCAATAAGATGTTGCTCAAATATTACGGGACGGGTTGGTATGAATAAAAAA